AGTTTGTTGGGTCGGTTGACCTTCGTCCAGTTCATCAGGGGCAGGCGTGGTTCTAGAACCTACCTTGGGAGCCTCCTGTTGGGGTTCTGGCGTCTTCAAAAAGTCTTCTGGTAGTTCGTATGCCCTAATGATTTCTTCCTTCATACGCTCCGCAGGAACGCCTAGTGTGGTAAGCACTGGAAGTAGTTGGATAAGGTTCTGCTTTTTGATGGCGTCAGCAATTGGTTGGTTGCCTTGGTCAAGAGCAGAGATACGGAACTTGCCGTGAAGATCTTTATTTGTAATAACCTTTGCCTTACCCTGTGAGGATAAGACAGACTTGTCTCCTTCATCTGCTAGAAGGGATAGTGTGCGAAGATAAAGTTGTGCGATAGTTTCAATAGCGTAATCACGCTCTCTCGCCATTTTTCCAATCTCACTTGCTGAATACTGGGCAAGGGCTGTAATCTCTGTGGCTGTTGCTTTGGTTGCTTCGCCTCTACTGAAAGGAGCAAGGATAGATCCTCGGTTGATGTCCTGTTCAATAAAGCCCAAGTAACGGTCAAAGTTAGAAGAAATAGGTTCAACACCGATAGGTTGGATAAGACCAGCAAGTGACTGTTCGTCAGTTGAGATCATAGCACCATCAATACCAGCGGTAATTTTTGCTAATTCTTCCTCATCAAACGCACCTTCTTTATAAATGTATTGCCTACTGTCTCTACGAATAGCGTTCGCCCAGTAGGTCCGTAGGATGTTCTTCTCATAGAACTGATCATATACCCTACTAACAGCAGACAAGCCCTCCATAGGGCGCTCTGGCTTGCGAGCATAGTATAATGGGGACAGGTTAGATAGTGGTCGGTCATCATATGTTCTAACAGGGATGGTAGACTTTTCTAGAAGTTCATCACCGTTCTTATAATTGGGAGACCAGAAATACATCTTATCATAAACAATATCAAAGAATTCAACAACCTCAATGTAAAGGTAATCGTCGGGTAGGTCAGCATAGGTAGAGCCTTGCGCACCATAGCCAGCAGATGAACCCCCACCTCTGTATTGTCCACCAGAGCCAAAGTAATCTGCCTTTGGAACTGCCGTGAATTGCTTTGAGCCGAAACGTTCACGGGCTTCTGGTATAGTAAGATAGTAATGATGTCCGCAGAAACGTTGGTTCTTCCAACCAGACGCATCTCTATCTAACAGAACCTCCCAAGGAGGGACAGCACGGATGGTTACTTTTTCTAGCATATCATCACTGTCGGTGGGGGAAAGTTTTAGAAAAGCATTAGGATAAATAAGGGCTAGACGTGAAGCGATCTCTAATTGCTCTCTCTGGTTGAAGAGGAACCTGTTGGCGGCTGCTTGTGCTAGGTCAGGGTCACCTGCTGCGTTGGCTGCGTCAGCACCTACAACAACGGCTGGTGCCTTTGAGAAGAGGGCTGCGATGAAACCTTCTACATAAGAAAAACAATCAGCAGTCTCAACACGGATCATACTATCATCATAGTCAATCTCTCCGTCCCAGAACTTACTTTCGTATGCGTTCTTATATCTGCGCAGTTCACCCATCTGGCTTTCCCAGTGGTCCTTGTGTTCAGTCAACACCATACGCAGTAATGAAATAATATCTTTGTTTGTTCTAGCCATAATTTACGAACCTCTCTCTATATGAGGAAAAGTCAAGTGAAGATGTTCTCTTCCCCACTTCTTTACGCAGTCCTTACAGAAACCTTGCTCGCTGTCTACCATATCTTTCTTATAATAGCCTGCTTCTGGGAATGCCTTTTTACATTTGATACAACGAATGTATCCATCAGTGACCACCAATTTTAGTGAAGAAGCATATAATGTTTTTACTTCACGCTTTGGTGATGGTGTTCTCTCGTCATCGGTCATTTTAGTATCTCCTATGTAAACCTGTTCGTGCTCCTGATTGAAGCATCTTTTTGTTAGAGCGTTGCTGTTTGATCCAGTCAGGTAAGTATGTGGTCTTTGGTAGACGCACATTCTCAATACAAACAGAACATAGAGCAAGAGCAACAGCATTGTCTCCGTGTGACTGTAAGTTGTCTGGAATAATAATATTTCCTTTTTCATTTACTTGTAGTGAACGGATCTCTGCGAATGTAATGTTGTCTAGGTTGTATATGTAGCCTTCACGGATAAGTTCTTTTAGGTTCTCAAACATCATTGTTTTAGATTTCAGTGTAGTAGTCCAAGGCTTATTGTTCTCATCAGTCCAGAACCTACGGAAGCCTAGGTGACCTAATTCGTTGATGACTACGTTTCCATAGTTGTTACTTTCTACTAGGGCTAGGGCATCATTGTAGTTCCCTGATACATCTACAATTACTTGGGCTAGGTTTACTGGGGTAATCTTATTACTTCTAAAAATAAGCACAGGTTGATAAGTCATCTTTGAGATGACGTATACAACTGAATAGTCTCTGTTCACACCTGCTGCTACGTCAACACCAATAGCATAACGGTCATCAGGTTGTGGTTCCTCAAAGACAATCATATCTTCTCCACCCTGAACCTTTATAATTTCTATCTTTTCTAAATCCTTTTGTGAGAAGTAACTGTTGCCTGTTTGCTTATAAGCATCTTCTAGGGTTTCAGGATATTCACGACTAAATTTATCCAGTCCAATCTTCTGTATCTGTAAGTAACGCCAGTATAGTTGAGAATTGTTTAGGTCATACTTGGTGCGTAGTTCTTCATCCTCGGCAGTTGGCTCCCACTTGATACGTTTAGGAACAGGTTGTTTATACTTCTTATGTTGGAACCAAGGAAAGAATATATATTTCCAACTGGCTAGTCCTCGTTGTGTCTTCAAGATCTCTTGATGTAAAGCATCATTGTAGTAATTGGCTGTGCTCTCCATTACAAGTTGTCCATCATTCAACGCAGCAATAGCAGTTGCTTTTAGTTCCTCTGGATTATCAGCAAAAGCATATTCACTAATGTGTAGTTTATATACAGAGAAAGAACGTAAGCCTCCTCTGTCTGCTGATGACGCTGCTACTACACCAGCACCACTATCTTTGAACCGTAGTTCTGTGCTGTTCTCTACTGATAGTTTCTTCTGTAATGATGCTGGTAAGTTATAATAGAATGTCTTATGAATATCTAGGATATGTTTAGATGATGCTAGTTTGTGTGAAAGAATAGCATAGGTCTGTGGGTCAGTAGCAGTGTAAGCACACCAGAAGAAATAAGCACAGATAATTGTAGATGAACCAATCTGTCTTGGCTTCAAGATGATAGTATCTTCATCATTAGTCAAAGCCTCAACAATCTTTATTTGTTCTTCGGTAGGTTTGAGATACTGTAACTTTCCCTTCTTGTTTACAATCTTCAACCTACTGATAAACATAAGAGGGTCAGCCAGAATATCTTGTATATTCTTTTTAGGCATATGCTACTTCACCTGTCTCATCCAATCACTAATCTCTTTTACATTCTTTGTAGTATCTTCAAGATCATTCTTCTCACCTCTATCCTTCTTGTCCTTCTCCATACGGATAAGATGATCTAGGAAAGATTGAATATCTCTACCACTGAATGTATCACTTTTATTTCCTTTCTTCAATTCAACACAGGCTAGTTCTAGACAAGCCCATACAAAGTCTTCAATGGATCTATCGTGAACTGCTTTACGCATAAGGTTTCTTGGTAATGCTCTACGGGGCATAGTGTATCTCCTTTGTTATATAAGCAAGTTATTATATTTTATTTGCTCTCACTATGTAGTAAAGGTCAAGCATACAAAAGAACCCCACATCCTTTTGAGATGTGAGGTCTGTGTATATCCTATGGATAAGTTATGCTTCTAATGTATATGTGTGCCTCCACCAACTACGGACTTCATATAAGTCTTTGATTACTTCTTGCTCTAACCATTCTGTTGTTCCCCAGAATTCAGTTGGTCTATGTGTCTTATCTCCCATTACCTCTGGTGTATTATCATTATATTCTTTTATAATACTATCTCTCTCATCAACATCCCAATCAATTAGTCCAGCCTGTGTAAAGTAATCAATACCAAACCTATCAGCATCTAATCTATATCCTACATCTATCTGTATAGTATCATCCATTACCGTAGTGGATATGCTGACCTTACTGTCTGGATCTATACTGAATGGAATAGCATTAGTAATTTCTTTTTTTATCTCTCGCATATCACAACCTTGCTTTACCCATTGCTGTAATGCTTTCTCTACCACAATACTAGATGATGCTTTCTGTGCTTCCATATATGAATTGAATTCCTTTTGGTAATCATCATAGATGTAGTTGTGTCTATACCTATCAGCATACTTATCAGTCTTGCTTTCCTTATCTAATGGATTAGGGAACGACTTGATATAATCTTTTTTATTTATTTGTAGTAGATCGTATGTGTCTTGTCGTAACTGTGTCTCCGCCAGTTCAGCAGTGCGGCTCTCGGGCGTTTGAAGGTAGTCACAGAGCCTTGAACAATGATAGTCATCCTTGTAGTAGGGGTGGACTAACAAGACGTTTGTAGAGCCTTGTGAGGCGTCGTGGAACTTGATGTAATTATACTTACCATTCTCACGTTGCTTACAAAAGTCTGTGTCCTTTCTTCT